TGCCTGCCCCTACGCAAAAGCAGCGTGGAAAGATGATAAGGTAGATATAGTCTTTAAAGAGACCGATGATTACTCGATAGTCTTTGATACAATCCTAAATTGGGATGACACCAAAGAGCTGGTGATTGTAGCAGATACGTCATTTATCGAAGTAGAGGATGAGTTTCATAAGTACCTCGATGATATCAATGAGTGTATATCTGAAAAATTTTTTGAAGATCAGGATTTTTGGGTAATGGGGTTTCATCCTTATCAGGACTCTAACGAGCTGATTGATGATGGGACTTTTGAGGGAATCAGCGACACGGAATATGCAATTATATTCGTGCAGAGATTATCTAAGTTACAGGAAGCGTCTAACAAATTGGTTGGTCGCAATTACTACGACAGGTACTTCAAGACTTACGATGTATCTGAAATGTATGAAATCCGAAAGGAATATTACAGGAGATTGAAAGATGCGCGGATCAAAGAAAGCAGGGCCAGTTAAGAGAAGAGTCATGCGTAACGGCGGGACGGCAGCTAAAAAAGCTGGCCCCGTAAAAAGAATGAGCGGTGGAGCGGCTAAGAAAGCTGGCCCCGTAAAGAAGAGAAGCGGAGGAACAGCCGCTAAAAAAGCTGGCCCAGTGAAGAAGCTTCGCGGCGGCGGAATGACAGTTAAGAAAATGCGTAGCGGAGGAAGAAACCTTCGTGATGAAGAAGCTAGGGTTATTGGCGTACAAGACAATGCCGCTGATGAAATGCGTAGAGTAAAAGCTCGCCGCCCTAACGATGCTGCTGAGCGTATGGACAAGCGAAGTCAAGAGTCTCGTGTTGGCTCTCGTGAGCGTAATGCTCGTGAGGAGATGACTCGTTTAAGACGCGAAGCAGCAGGCATGGGAATGAAGGATGGAGGACAGGCAACATCTAAGCTTACCAACCAGCATAAGCGCTATGCGATGACTGGCACAACTAAGCTGGCTACAGGCGGCAAAGCGCCAATGTCTACAAAAACTAAAAGAACCAAAACACCTTCACTTAGTCCTCCGACTCGCGTAATACAAGCTCGCGGAATGGGTGCTGCCATTAAAGGCGGGAACTTTACGGAAAATACCTAATGGCTATTGAAAAATCACTTTATTCTGAGTCAGACCCTGATGTTCTTGCAGCCTTAGAAATTCAAATTGAAAACCCAGATTCGGTTACAATTTCTGATGGCGACAATGTAATCAGCATGGACTTCGATGAGTCAGAAATGATTGCCGAGCATGGCGACAACCTTGTTGATTTTATGGATCGGCAAGAGCTGGAGCGGCTTGGAAGTGATTTAGTTAATGGCTTTAATGCAGATAAAGAAAGCCGCCATGACTGGGAAGAGTCCTATATAAAGGGACTCGACCTAATGGGAATGAAGTTTGAAGACCGAACAACCCCTTGGAGCGGGGCTTGTGGCGTATTCCACCCAATGCTTAGTGAAGCTGTCGTTAGATTCCAGTCTCAAACAATTATGGAAATCTTTCCGGCGGGTGGCCCTGCAAAGACTGCGATTGTAGGCGAGCTGACAGACGAGAAGGTTAAGCAGGCTGAGCGCGTTCAAGATTATCTTAACTACATGATGACCGTTAAGATGACCGAATACCGAACAGAGACAGAGAAGCTACTGTTTTCATTGCCTATAGCTGGCTCTGCCTTTAGGAAAGTCTACTTTGACCCGAATCTAGGGCGAGCCTGCTCTATGTTTGTTCCGGCTGAAGACTTTGTTGTGAGCTATGGCGCTGCCGATCTGGAAACAGCAGAGCGCTGCACTCATGTAATGAAGAAGACTACCAACGAAGTTCTGAAATTACAGCAAAGTGGCTTCTATGCAGACGTTGAGCTTCCAGCTCCGGCTCCTGATACCACTGAAATTACGGCTAAGTACAATAAATTAACAGGTGATCACCCCAACTACGAGGTTGATCAGCGTCATACCCTGCTAGAGTGCATGGTAGACATAGACCTTGCAGGCTTTGAAGACACAGATAACGGCGAACCTACCAATATTGGCCTGCCTTATGTCATTACTGTTGATAAGTCATCAAATACCATTCTTTCTATACGCAGGAACTGGAAAGAAGACGATGAGTTAAAGCTAAAGCGTCAACATTTTGTCCATTACCAGTATCTTCCGGGCCTTGGTTTCTACGGGTTTGGCCTAGTTCACATGATTGGAGGCTTGACTCAGTCAGCCACATCATTGTTACGTCAATTAGTTGACGCAGGAACACTTGCTAACTTACCGGGCGGATTAAAAGCGCGAGGACTGCGTATTAAAGGGGATAGCTCCCCGATAATGCCGGGAGAGTTTCGGGATGTAGACGTTCCGGGCGGGGTAATCCGCGACAACATCACCTTCCTTCCATATAAGGAGCCATCTGCTGTACTTCACCAGATGCTTCAGGAAATTGTGGAGGATGGTCGCCGATTTGCTTCTGCTGGAGACTTAAAAGCTTCCGATATTAATGGTGAAGCCCCAGTCGGTACTACATTAGCGCTACTTGAGCGCGAAATGAAGGTAATTAGCGCTGTTCAGGCGCGTGTTCATGCGGCAATGAAGAGAGAATTAAGGATTCTTTCCGATATCGTTGCAGACTACGGCCCTACTGAATACCCCTACGATTCGGTTGAAAACGCTATTACTTCCGAGGATTTTGATGATCGAGTAGATATTATTCCGGTCAGTGACCCCAATTCGGGAACTATGTCACAAAGAATCATGCAGTATCAGGCAGCTCTTCAGCTTGCTCAACAAGCACCGCAGATGTATGACCTACCTCTGCTGCATAGACAAATGCTGGAAGTGCTAGGCATTCGTGACGCAGACAAGATTATTCCAACTACAGACGATATCAAGCCAACCGATCCAATTTCAGAGAACATGAACCTGATGGTCGGCAAGCCTGTAACAGCTTTTATATACCAAGACCACAAGGCGCACATAGAGGCGCATACTTCGGCGATGAATGATCCGAAGATAGCTGAGCTTCTTAATCTGGCTCCTGACGCACAGGTAAAGCAGGCTGCACTTGCGGCTCACGTTGCTGAACACGTTGCCTTCCAGTATCGACAAGATATTGAGAAAGAGCTTGGGGTTGCATTGCCTCCGGTTGATTCTACTCTTCCAGAAGATATTGAATACAGGCTGTCTCAGCTAGTAGCTCCTGCTGCTGCACAGTTAACAGGAAGAGTGCAACAAGAAATGCAAGCGGAAGAAATGATACAGCAGGCTGAAGACCCAATTCTTCAACTGCAAAAGGCTGAGCTTGAGCTTGAGAATATAAAGATTGAAACCAAGGCAGCAACAGACATGGCTAGGATTCAGGCCGACTTAACGAAGGCTGCGGCTAGAGATGACCTAGACAGAGACAAGCTGGCAGCAGACCAGAAAGTCGAAGGGGCTAAGCTTGGCGTTAGAATTGCAGAAACCAACACTCAGGAAGAGCTTGAATCAAGGAAGATAGCATCGAAGGACAAGCTTGCTGGCGCTAAGATTGGCATTGAAATAGCGAAAGAGCTGATGGTAGACAATAGAGAAAGAGATATTGAAGAAATGATTAATAAAAGAGATACTACGCGAGAGCGTGATATCAACAAGAGAGAACTAGATGAGTGAAGTGTTTAGTAGTAATGCTTTAAAAATCTTAAATGACAAGATACGAATCATTATGAACGAGTACGCTGACAACATTAGTAGCGGTTCTTGTCGCAACATGGAAGAATATTCAAAGGCTGTCGGGGTTATAGAAGGACTTGCGTTAGCCGAAAGAGAATTACTTGATCTGAATAAACAGATCGGGCAGGACTAATCTCCGTATAATGCGGTGCGTAGTGACTCTGGACACTTATTCCAGTGCGGGGGAATACTAATGGTAAAGTCATTAGCAAAGGTAGGAGCGGTGGGCGTTGCAACCACTGAAGAAAATACTGTGGATATTGAAACCACTGAAAAGGCTCGTGTACCTCATCAACTTCCTGAACCGAAAGGTTTTAAGGTTTTGATTGGTTTACCTGAACCTGACAAGGCGACAGAGGGCGGCATTCTCAAGGCACAAGAAACTGTGCAGGCTGAGGAAGTTGGTTCCATTGTAGGCTTTGTTCTTAAACTAGGCCCAGATGCTTACGCTGATAAACTGCGTTTTCCTAACGGCCCGTATTGCAAGGAGGGTGATTTTGTAATTATGAGATCATATTCAGGCACACGGTTTAAGGTTCATGGTACTGAATTCCGGCTTATCAACGATGACAGCGTAGAAGCTGTAGTAGATGACCCTAGAGGAGTTATGAAGATATGAGCGAAGATAATGCGAATGAAGACACTGCCGATCTTATGTCAGTCGAAGACAAGTTCTTTGGCGTTAAGACGCAGCATATTAAGTCTGGTGGTGACGTTGTTGACTCGGAAGAGGAATCCGATCTACAGATCGAGGTTATTGACGATCATCCATCTGAAGAAAAACGGCCACCGAAGAAGGCCAAAGAAACTAGCGAGCCTGCTCCTAATTATAATGATGGTTTTAGCGACAAAGAACTGCATTCATATACTAAGGGCGTTCAAAAGCGGATTAATCAACTTCGTGCAATTAACCACTCAGACAAGCGCAAAATTGGGGAAGCCCAAAGGATGCGAGATGAGGCTGTTAATTTGGCAAAGACGCAACATGGCAAGCTTCAAGAATATGAGGCTCTCCTAGCTAAAGGCCAAAACGCCATTATCCAGACCTCTAAGGGTAAGGCT